CATATACAACTTTGGTGGCGGGAGAGTAGTCTATCATAACTTCCTGTGTAACGATAAAATCTTCGGCGGTAGTTATAATCGCCGCACTCTCAACCGCAATGCCAGCTCCGCCATCTCCACCCAATGGGTCAGCTTCGCCATTAGCTAACGCCACCCATCCTTTCGAGGGAATAGTAAGATATCCAATTTTTACGCCTTGCCCAACCGAAAGTTTTTCTTCGGTCTTATTGAGCATATTCTCATACTCTTGTCCTGTCAGCAACTTGACATTTACACGCCGAAATTTACTATCACAAACCCTCGTAACTACAGCATCGATATATTTCAACGTTGATTGATTTTGATTGCGGTCAATGCAACCTTTTATAATCTTTTCCCAATTATCCATTTATTCATCACCTCACAACCGCAGGAGCTTCTGTATCTGTAGGCAACCACTGTAGATTAACGACCGAAATGTTCATCACATCAATACTGTTAATAGTAATGGATTGAATAAGAAACATACTTTTGTCGTAATCAAAGTAATCGTCTGTGATGGTTATCACCTCTTCAACGTCCAAGTGCGGGATTTGTCTTGTATTAAACGTTACAGCCAGAGTAGGACATGTTTTACTCAAAAGTAAATACTCCGCATACTGCCTACATAATTCCACAAGCTCTTCCTTATCTTCGGTCGAACCCGCAGGAATGTACGATATCGCATTATCTTTATCGCCACGATAACCAACATGAGATACAGCTATTGGGCTTCTCGGATTATCATTCATTGCAGTATAACTATACACTTCACCCTCAGTGTTATCAGTTGCAACCACAATATAATTACAACCATCCATCTCATAGTTCGTGCTAGGCTCAATATAGCCTTCGTGGATGTCATTGAAATGCCATATCGCACCTTTGTAAATATAGTAGAACGGAATATCATAGTTAAAGATTTTGCGCATTACCAGTCTACCATTAACATCGTAATAAATATCTGCACCATACATACTAGCAACCTGAATAAATATCTCTCCAACATATTGACCAGGGTCAAGAGATATTTCTGATATAGTCGTCAAGTTTTCCAGTTCAGGGTCAATTAAAGGCATAATCGGGTCAATAGGCAAACCATTACCCATATCAAGCATAAGTGTCTGACGTACCAGTTCGCCAATAGTTACACCAATCTCAACCTTATATGTTTCTTGTGTCATGCGCACATTTAAAGTTCCATCAAGAAAACCAAATTTATCTATTCCATTTATTGTCAACGTATGATGTACCGCCGAAGCATTAGAACATACGAAGATGCCCTGAGAAAACCAATATGTATCTTTGTCATCTCTAACACCTGTGAGCAGTTTAAACTTACGATTATACCAAAATGGATGATTTATATTCGGTATATATTTCTTATCCACATTCAGCATAGTCAACGTACAACTGCGGCGGCTACCTTGCTGATTATTTATGTTAATGGTATATCTGTCTGTCTCGGAAACATCTCTGGTGATTTCTCCGTATGAGCGTTCATTATGGTCAAGTATCTCGACCTTAAAACAATAAGTTACCAATGGCTGACTTACCAGCCATTCATAATGCTTATCCCATTTGTTGTAGTATTCAGCCATTTTTTCATCTCCTTATGTTATTATACATTTTTCAACGTCCTGCACTTCTGCCCATTCGTATCGTATCTTTGTTAAAATCGGTTCAATTGTTTCATCGTAACTGCGTGAAGGACTATTTACAATATTTATCATCCACACATCGCCTTTATCCGATTTAAGAATAAAAGGATTATCGCCACTGATAAAGTCCATCCATGCCTTTACCCTGTTGATATCGTCAATGATTTCATTATCAGGGCATATTAACCCAAGCAAATTCGCAGTAAACGAACCGCTTTCATACTTATTGTGATTGCGTGAAGTAGTGGCGTAAGAAGCAGTTCCGACATGAAGAACAGAATTAATGTTTCGTGTAATATCGCCAGAGTCAATAGCAGATATAAATGTCCAGTTGTCTCCGTGAGTATAATAATGTCTTGCATCTTGGTCATAGGCAGGCTTTACAGCCATTATATTCCAACCATCCCACTTAGTATTGACATTATAAATGTAGTCAACATAATAGGGTTTTCCAACAATAGTAGCATCGATATACGCATTTTTGACAACAAATTCATAGCGGTAAGTTTTGTTGTTTGCCGCTGTATAATCATATATTGTATGTGTCTGATAATTGCTTTGTTCGTGAGTTGTAGAAGATGAATCACGCCTACCTATGTAGGTTGCATTTTTCGCCACAGTGCCATCAGGATATACTTCTCTGCGGAATATGTTGTAGCAATAATCTGTCGAGCAATACCACTTCAACTTTATAACTGAATCGGTAATGGTTATTGATTTCGTTTCATCATTAGTCGTACATGGCTGATTATTTATTTCAACATCTTGTATCTTAGCATCATACTTCTTAAAGTAAGTCTTTCCACTTTGAACTGTTGTGTCTGTTGTCGGAAAGAAAGTCCCAGTCGTATTATCGTATTCGTACCAATGTTCAGCGCTGGGGTCTTCATCACCTGTAATAGAACCAGGAAGAACATAAGTGTATCTAAGTCTCTCTAAATTCTTGAATCTATTCAGAATGTCTTTAGTTGTTCTTGTGTCGTCATCTTGGGTTGCAATTGTTAATTCCGAAACATAACTAAAGTCATAAGGATGGACAGGGAAGTTGGCGTTTAGGTCGTAAGAGAAAATTCGGTCAGTATTTTCAACCAGTTCCCCACAGTCAGATGCTTGTACCTGTGTCCAATGAGCCAAATTAAATGCAGCTCCATCTGAATTGTATGTACTTCCTGCGGCTTTAGTAATATATGTATTGCACTTATATATTTCACCGTGTGTACACAAATCTCCGATGTTATAGGCTTGTGTGTTATCGTATTCAGCACCATCGATAGCATAAAGATTATACTGATACCATTTTAATCCAACCGCTTCATTTTGCGAATAAGTACCATTACAAGCAATTCCGTTCTTAACACCTCGTAAATCGTCAGCGCTGTCATCGCTATTAGGCTGATTAGAAGCAGTATATTTAATTTCCGTTGTCACATTAGGACGAGTTCTATATTTAAAATCATACCAACCTGTTTCAAGATAGTTTACATACATCTTATAAGGATTTTGATACATAAGTCTGAACTTAGAGCTTGTATTTAAACTGTCGTTAGTGATGCTATCAACCTCTCTAACGGTGTAGGCTTGTTCGTCTTCGCCAATTGTACGATTAACGAATGTTACCTTTTGAAATGAAACAATGCCTGTAGTTTTATCATAAGCAGCAACCATGTGTCGCTCATATTGAACTTCCATGTAAATTGCGCCTAAAAGTATCTTATGATGTATGGATGACTCGTCATCCCATTCGTAATAAAATGGTTCTTTTATATTATCAAGATTTGGCTGAATTACCGTCTGATAGTCATAAACACGAGTCCAATGGTCAACGTTAAACGAGCTACCATCAGAGTTGTAATCATCTTCTTCATTTTTGGTTATTTCTGTATTACAAGCATAGGTATATCCGCTATTACTTGCAACTTCGCCAGGTTTGTAAGCCTTTTGATTGCTGTATGCAGAAACACCTTTTTGATATATATTACCTCTGGCGTAATACATATCTGCCATAGGTTCACCCGCAACAGAGCGTCCACTAATGGTCATACCTTGCGGGTAATGCTGGAATAATCTGAATTTATGTTTATAATTATGTCCCGCAGTCATAAGATTTCCCATCCAATGGTTGGGGTCGTAAGAAATAAATGTTTCTCCATTATGCATTGCGTCCATGTGACCATCAGCAGGGGAATTGTACAAAATGTGAAACCCCGAAGGAGTAGTACCGATACTATTAGGATTGTATTCCATGTCATCAACTACGCCTTGGACAAAGGTCAATAGGTCGCCCTGGAAAGTAAACCTTTTTTCAACGTAATCATTTGTTCCTTTGTAACGTAATTGTCCGTTTGAGGGTTCAACATTAATAGGTGTCTGTAACATTCTTTCACCTCTTTCTATAATAAATAGAACGCCACCGCATTACACGATGACGTTCTTGTAAAGTTTTATAAACCAACTTGCATTTTAAGCATGAGGTCATTTGTATATCTATCCATATAGTCCTTAAAGGTATTGTAATCCTTTGCATTAATATTTGCATTCGGGAAGGAAATAGTAATTTCGTTACTTACCGATTTAGCTGCGTTGGCTATCTTATCACTATTAGGGATTATAGCGTTGCTCATTGGCAAATTGATCCCGTTAAGTGACGGTTTAGGCAAAGCGTTAATAAGCATATTATATGCGTCCGCCATTGCCGCTGTAGCTTTACTTAACGCGCCAGAAGCGATAAAATCATATACCGTTCGAGCTTGAGAAGCATTCAGTGTGACTTCTGAACTCGTCGGCGTACCATGAACTTGTGCTATACCAGTATGAGAAATAACACCGCCGTTCGCATAAGACCCGACTATATCCATACTAAGATTATCCAAAACCTTTTGTTTAATTTCGTCTTTCATTTTTTGCGTCATTAAGGCACCAGGTATGGTTTTCTTTTGCATTTCAATAATAATTTTGCTTATTTTATTAGCTAATGCCTCACGAGCCTTCATTGCCGCGTCTTCGCTGGAATATCTCTTTTCGAGTTGCTCATTAATTTCAGAGTTATTGATATTGCCATTATAATTAATTTTGTATTTTGGTTCGTCGGGTACTTCCGCTTCTCCGTTCATCGCCATTATCTCATCATGAATTCTCTTCCAATTATTCTTGAATTCCTCGAAATTGGAGAGCCTATCCGCCTGATTATTTTGCTCGGTGACTTTAATATCATCTATCAGGTCAAAATACCTAAGTTTTTCGTTGTTTTGTTCATCGACCCAATCCTGCATTTCGTCAATATCTTTTTGGTATTCTTTGATTTTCTTGTCGATAGAATCAACGTACTCCTTATTTTTCTTAATCTGTTCGTCGATATTGTTATCAAGCTGGTTTTTGAAGTTGCTATAGTTATACTGGTATGTATCGAGCATATCTTCGTCTCGCTCAATTACCTTTTCGCGCCATTCGACACCAAGTATTCCTTCGGTAATGGCTTCATCATGCGCTTTTGTGTACGAATCCATAGCATCCTGCCAAGCCTCTTTGTACTCTTCCCAGAGTTTGATTTCGGCATCGCGCTCTTTTTCGAGGTCTGCAATTTTAACCTCACGCTCAGATTTCGCAAGTTCGTCTTCGGCTTTCTTAATTGCCGCTTTATCAGTTGTGTAATACCAACCCTGAGTTTCACTATAAACGTGTAGCTTAGTTTTTCGCGCATTTGCCAAAGCATCGCGTTTTTCCTGAAGGTCAATATTCTTTTCGAGCTCTTCGTTTTCTTCCTTTAGCTTATCAATCTGCTCATCATAGTATTTCGTTACGTCGTCGATTTTGTCTTCGATAGTCTTAATAACGGTATTACCCGCCGTTTCGTATTTGTCAACAATTTCATCGAGTTTCTCTTTTTGCTCTTCAAGCGAGTCGTTAACTTCTTCGGTGGCTTCTTTTTGTTTCTCAAGGTTTTTAATTATCTTGTCATAGTCGTTTTTAACATATGTTAAATAATCGGATTCGTTAAGTCCTTTTTTGATAATTGCGCTTACTTCTTGACCGAGTGCATCACTAACGAGATTGCGAAGCGCCCGTACAACACCCTCGACCTCTTTTTTGTCTTTAGCCGCCAGATTACCTAATTGCTTGAAACTATCGATTAGTTTGTCAGGTCGTGTTTGTATAACCTTTTGAAGTCCCTCTTCTAAATTACCAAAGTTTTTCGCATCGTAATCCACATATTCGCCAAGTTCTTCATACTCTAAGACAAGCGCCATAACCTCTTCTGTGGAACCTTCGATTTCAGGAGAGAGTTTGCCCTCTTGTATCTTTTTATAGGCTTCACCGAGAGTTTTAAGGTCTTTAGTAATCTCTTCAATAGACTCTTTATATGTGTCTAAATTGAATACTTGCTCTACGTCAACGTATGACTTAGCTCTATCCCAACTTGAGAAGATATTAAGGTCTTCGGCGTTATACAGTTTTGATAGGTTGTCGGGTGTAAGTTCACGCAGTTTTTCCTCGATATCCTTGCTGAATTTATCCACTACATTTGACGGGGCAGTAGGCAAGCTCTTACGCACGAAACGATTTACGAGATTGTCTATCATATTTTCGTATTCATTTTCGATTTCACCGTCGTTAATTTCAAAATTAACGCCAAGTTGGATTCTAAGGTCAGACTCCGATAATAAGTCTTTGTTATAGGTCGGGTCTTCAACTATTTCTTTGATTAATTCGTCAACCTTAGCTTTGTAATTTGAATATGACAGAGTGCTTTTGTCTAAGGTCGTTATTTCATTAATCTTTCTGTTCGCCTCATCGCTGAGTTGCGAAAGAAAATCAATATACTCGTTAATATCGGATCTCATCTGTTTTTCGACGTCGTCTGGTTTTGCATCTTCTTTAAACATTTTGTCAGAGAAATTATAAGATTCGATATAATCGCTAACCATGCGAGTTTGTAATTCGGATAGGTCGTAATATGCTCTACGACTCTTTGCATATTTTTCGACATAATCGTCAAAGTCTTCGCCAATACTCTTTAATCGCTCTCTCTGTTGGTCAACTTGCGTCAAAAGCTCTTCGTTCTTATTTAGTGTTTTGGTAATTTCATCTGGAGAGTAGCCATTTTCTTGTGCGAGCTCTAATATTTTTTGCCGATTTTGCTCAACGAGTCTTGCGAATTCTTCGGTATGGTCGCCCGCTTGTATTGAGTAGGTGGTTTCTCCTGGTTTTATACCAAGCAACTTTTCTACTCGTTTATCCTTATTGGATAGTTTTAAGAGGTCGGAACGCACAAGATTCCTCATCATTTGTGTATCAATAGACTCCTCTTTCATAGAGCCTTTGTTTATTTTTGCTTCCACTTTTTCATAGTCGTTGACCAAGTTCTCCAACGAGTTAGCGTTGTCTACGCCATTAAAGAAATTCGAGTATATAGCCCTTTGTTGTTCTTTAAGCGCTTTGGTGGTCTCTTCAATCGCTGTTTTGTTATTAATAAATGCGTCACCCTGAGCATTAATCCCTTGTACGAGCGACGGATTTATCTCTATTAGCTTTTCGACGTATGATTTGTAAGTGTCGTACTGAGAATTAGTTAGCGAAAGGTTTTCTCCTGTCGAACCAACACCTGCGGCGAGCTTATTAAATTCAGCCGTCATCTCCTCTACGGAAGAAGTGTCGCTAATATTTTTATTAATATTTTCGTTAAGCGTTTGAGTTGCCTTTTCTGCATATTCTCTGATTTTTTGCTTGTGCTTTTCGGTAAACGGAAGTTGTTCCCAGATATACTCTCCTAGTTTTACGGCTAACTGCGTTCCCAAAATAAGCAAAAGGTTTGCTCCGATATTTTTAAGAGAGCTCATAAAACGCGCACTTTTTGCTTGCGTTTCCGCCATAGCCTCTTCTTGATATGCAACTAAGCCATCAACACTAGCAGTTTCTAAATTTTCAACACTTTGAATATAACCGCGTAATGTACCAAGATTTCGTGACGCAAATGTCTCAAAATATGTATCTGGCGTCATTCCACCCCATGTAATACCTCGGTTAAAATGGGCAAACTGGGCGGCTAAATCCTCTTTAGATAACGCCTGCATAGGAGCGAGAAGGTCTTTAATATTGGCTACAGCTCCCGACAACAGACTAAACGGAGACTTGCCTTTTACAATACTAAATCCCGCCAGCACCATCGGCGCGAGTTTAATCAGCGTATTCGATCCGCCAATGAGCTTATCAAGTATCTGTAACAGCTTGTCTGCTCCAGAAATAACCAGTTTGAACCCATCGGACTCAAGCATATCCGTTGCG